AGCCCTAATCCTATCCAATAGCTCATAATCTTGCCGTCATTACTAGGTCGGTGATGTCTATTGTTTGGCCTACAAGGTGGGCATCCTCATCATCTGAGTCCCAGGCAGATACCAGTATGCGCTTGGCGGTAGTTGATCTATCAAACCAACGCATAGTCTCGAAGGGGTCTGCCCCTCCCCACTCTGCGTGTCCGTCCTCTCCCACTATCTCGTATAGAAGTATCAGATCAGACTTTGGTGGGTGTATAGAATAAACGTTACTCATCGCCCTCCTCCTCATCTAAATTAAAGATGCGAGTGAGCGCACTATTGGCACGCTCTAGGTTCTTGATAGCCCTTGCTATTTCCTGCTGCTGAATGTCTATCTCAGCTTGAGTTAGGCATAGATCTACCTTAGCTTTTAGATACTCTCTATTCATTGCATTACCTTTCCGTACGCTAGTAGTTCTCCCTCTTTACTGTACTCAGCATCACAATTACCGCAATAAACCGCACCACACTTACACTCGTGGTCGTCAGTATCCATTGGGTAAATCTGATCGCTCTCACATTGACTGCATTTATTCATTGCTCATCCTCCTTTGGACAGTCTGCGTATGGGTTTTCTTGCCCTTCATTGTCCTCACACGAGCACCAATTGAAGTGTTCCACCTGTGTAGCGTGAGTTAGTTCTGCTAGTTCACTCCAGCTCATTACTTTATCCATTGCTCTCTCCCTCTATCTCTTTGTCGTTGCATACTTGACACCACCTACGCTGATTTTTTTCAGGATAAAACCAAGCGTCACACATCGGACACCTCATCTCGTCCCACGTATCCATTTTAACCATTAGTAACTCCCGTCCTTACCTGATACCCAACCGCACCCGTCGCACGTGACCTTGCCCTCTACTGTTTGGCTATCGCCGGACATTACTCTACCGCATACCCAACATTTACCATAGCTCATTTGCTTATGTCCTCTCTCTCATAATCTATGATCTCCCACGCGCTATTGAGTATGGCCTCTTGCCACTGTCCACAATGCTCGCAAGAATAATCTGCATTTATAGTAGACAGTACCAACCCGCGTAGCCCACAGTATCTACATTTATCCATTACGCTACCGCTTCCACTGTTAAACCAGCTAAAGCATAGGCCTTGACAATAGCCTTTGCCCTAGCTTCAGTAAGATCACACTCTCCTATTACTTCTCCACTATCTACTAAACGTAAGACAGTGTGAGTCTTTACTCTTGCGCTCACTTACCCTCCTCCACTCTTACTAATTCGACAGTCTCCTCTGTCACATAGTGAGATTGACCCTCATACCCCAACGGATACATAGGCAATAGCCCCTCCGCTTCCTCTGCTGAGTTAGCCTTGATCTCTATAATCTGATCTACTGTGTATGTGTATGTATTCATTAGCTCGCTCTCTCTCTCATTACTTGCGGAAGGTTTAGTAATCGTCTCACTTGCGCGAGTTGATCTAGTCTTCCTTGATAGTAATTCCTGTCGTTGCTTTCCGTTCCGGTACTTAATCTCTCTAATACCCACTCTGCTTCTACATTTAAGAATTGCTCTAGTTCACTCACTTGCTCTCCTCCTCTTCGTAAATGTACTCTATTGAACCCTTACCATTACCGTTTAAGCGTACGGTATAGGATAGGCGTAGGTCTAGGTCTTCTTTCATAGCTCCTCCTCTTTCCTTGTCCGGCTAGGTACCGGCTCCCTCTCCCTTACCCGAAAGCAAGGGAGAGACAGTCACCTACCTAGTGAAATCTCCCACGCATTTAGTCATTGAGCCTAGGCAAAATCCTTGTCCTGTCCACCATAGATAGCCAGCGATTAAATAAATGACAGCGAAGACAAGAGCTCCGACTACTATTCTGCGTAGTATGTAATTAGGTTTACGCATTAGCCAGCTCTTCCTCTTGCTCCTCCACACGTCTAGCCACATAGCCGGCGATACTCTCTAGGCTCTCACGCATAGCACAGTACAGATAAAGACTATTAAGGCTAGTTATCGTTCCGTCGTTTCCGTCATAGCCCAATTCTGCCACGCTTACATCTAGGGCAGGATAAGCCCATAATGACAGCTCTTGCACACGCTTGTTAATGTTGCTGTAATAGTCTTGAGTCTCACAGTCTGCTATCTCCGCACAGTAATCGGAGAGCTTGTAGTCTTCTACATCTTCTCCGTCTGTAAAGTAACCGGAGAGCTGTTCGGCTAGGTCTACGATTTCGCCTAACCATTGAGAGCCAGCGACGTAATCGGGCAACATCTCCCATAATGAGCTCATAGAGCCATTAGTCATAGATTCTTGTGTGATCTCACTTAGTGCTTGCTTGATTAGTGTGCTGTTCATTAGTTTACCTTTCCCGCGTAGTTTTGGATTGACTGTAAGGCCTTTTCATACGATGTGCTAGCTCCGGCGAAAGTAATGCCGGAGACTAGATGAAGACACCAGCTCCACGTTTCGGAGATTGTGTCTTGTCTGCGCTTGATGTCGTAGCTGTCAATGCCTAGCTCTTGAATGTTCATTAGTTAGCCACTAACGCTGTGATGATTGAGTTGCTGTACTTTTCTACGATTGGGGATAGATAGGCTTTTGCTTGCTCTTTAGATGTAAAGCTCTCAACACGTAAGTAAATACGACGTGACCCGAATTCGCGGAAGACTACATAATCACGTGGCGCGATCTTCTCAATGCCGAAAGGGTATCCGAATACGTAGCTAGTCAATTCATCATTGAGAGCTGTTTTTAGTTGTAGTTCCATTTCATACTCTTATCTATTGGAGCTTTTAGGTAGGTATTCTCCAATGGGATAAACTTAACGTACTATCCCCTATAGATGTCAAGCACCTAAACTTTTATTTATCTAGGTGTCTTAGCTCTAAACATAGTGGACAATTAGGGGTCATTATGTCTAAGGTGTTAGGGCTATTCGGTAGGCCTAGATCGCTAACCGATACAGCTAGCCGATAGGGCTAACCGTTAAAGCTATGGGTTAGGCCTTGCCTATGTCTGCCGGATTAGTTATTAAATAGAATAAGGGTTAAGGGTTAGGGGTAGCCGATACGGTTACTTAATTTTCTGCCGATTATGTAGACAGCCCACCGCTTTACAGCAAGAGTTATCCACAGGGGTTATCCACAGGCACAGGGGGTGGGGGGTCTGCCTTGATCTCGCGCAGAAAACGCACCCCCCCTTGTTGTTTTTGTATGCAGTATGTATTATGTACCCCAACAAAAAATATTTGCTAAAGTCAAAGCTGCGAATATAGCCTCTGACCAGCACTTATATATACTGTGATGTAACTCACATCAGTAAAACGAGAAATCCAGCATATTTCCTGCCTTATATATAGTAGGGGAGTAAAACGGGGAGAGTATGTTTTACGACCCTTGGTTGGCCTCTTGCGAGGCCCCTAGGCCGAGTACTGACTTACCCCTCAGTTCGCTGTGGCTCCTTCGGGCGTTAAGCCCGACCTGCCCAGTACTTTTAGTGGGGATAGCTCTATCTCTAGTAGGGAAATCATCCCTAGCCTAGTAAAGGAATCTTTGATTCCGGCCGAGGCCTACGCGCCTCGTGTATAAGAAATGAGCATTCGCGCCGATGATACGTAACTACACAGAAGAAGAGTTATACCTTCGCGCTACCTTTAGTAGAAAATTTCGGAAACAGTACAAGGCAGAGCGAGAATCCCGTCGCTTAGAAATGCGCCGCCAAATCGCGGCAGCAATACTAGTAGAAGAAATGAGACGGGCATCCAATGGCTGATAACAGCGCAGACATTGCCAAGAGAATTATCCTTGGCTGTGTAGCAGAGGGTATGACCATTGAGCAGGCTTGCGCCTCCGCCGGCAAATCTATTAAGACGTATGAGTACTACCGTCGCACAGATAAGATTTTTACAGACAAGGTTGACCGAACACGCCTAGGTCTAAAGGACAAGCAGTTCCAAGACGGCGATGTACACGACCTCACCTTTGCAGAGTTTCGCCAGAAGTTCCTCCACTCTAAGACATTCCCACACCAGCAAAATCTTGTGGATATGATCGAAGGTCGAGAGCCAGGATGGCTACACCCTTCTATGAAGTATGAGCCAGGACTTGCTGCAAACCGTATTCTTTTGAACATCCCGCCAAACCACGCCAAGTCAATTACGATCACGGTTGACTATGTAACGTGGCAGGTAGTACGTAACCCCAATTTTAGAGTTTTGATTGTTTCACAAACCCAGCAGTTAGCTGCCGACTTTCTCTACGCCATCAAGCAACGCCTGACTCATCCTATGTATGAAGACCTCCAGAGCGCTTATGCCGCTGGCGTAGGGTTTAACTCTAAGTCAGCTTCTTGGCAGGCTACCCGTGTTACCTTCGGTACCGAGCTACGTGAGTCTAGTGAAAAAGATCCAAACATCGAAGCCATTGGTATCGGTGGTCAGATCTACGGTAAGCGTGCAGATATGATTATCGTAGATGACGCTGTTACCTTAAAAAACGCTAACGAGTTTGAAAAGCAGATTCGCTGGTTAACTCAGGACGTACGCTCTCGTTTGAACCCTACTGGTAAACTAGTAGTTATTGGTACAAGAGTTGCAGCTATGGACTTATACCGCGAACTTCGTAACGAGGACCGCTACCCTGGCGGGTTAGTTCCTTGGAAGTATCTTGCGATGCCGGCGCTTCTTAAAACAGATGAGGACCCTGACAAGTGGGAGACTCTCTGGCCAGCATCTGATGCTCCCTTTGATGGACAAGTAGAATCTGATTTGAATGAGGACGGCCTCTATCCTAGATGGAATGGTCGTAACCTCTACAATGAACGCCAAGCTATGGATGCATCTACCTGGGCTTTAGTCTATCAACAACAAGATATCTCAGATGATGCAATCTTTGATCCAGTATGTGTGCGAGGTTCTATAGATGGTATGCGTAAGGCAGGTCGCTTGGTTCCTGGTAACCCAGGCCATCCACGCGATGTCAACGGCTTTTCTTTTATTTGTGGTCTTGATCCCGCTATGGTTGGTGATACAGCCGTCGTTTGTTACGCTGTTGATAGGGCTACACATAAACGTTATATCGTTGATGCTATTAAGATCACTCGTCCTACACCTGCGGCGATACGCCAACTAATCTTTGATTGGACTTCCCTATACCAGCCTAGTGAGTGGATAGTAGAGAAGAACGCTTTTCAGTCCTTCCTTACACAAGATGAAGGCATCCGCCAAAATCTTGCAAGCCGAGGAGTACTACTACGTGAACACCACACAGGAAACAACAAATGGGACTCAGGATTTGGTGTTGCCAGTATGTCAACATTGTTTGGAACGAAGCAATTTGACGGCAAACACCATAGAGACAATCTCATCCATCTTCCTAGCGATCAAACAGAAAACGTTAAAGCTCTTATCGAGCAACTGATTACGTGGTCGCCAACTACTAAGGGTAAGACAGATATGGTAATGGCTCTTTGGTTCTGTGAGATCAGAGCACGTGAGATGCTCAACCAAGGTATGCACAAGACCCACCATATGAAGAACCCTTTTCTATCTCGCTATGAGGTAGGCAAACGAACAGTTATCAACATAGATGAACTGCTCGCAGAAAAAGATCGTACATTCATCTAACAAGGAGATAACAATGCCAATGGACAAGAAGCCAGCAGCAAAACCTAAATCAAAATTAACCGGTGCTGATATTACTGGTAAAAAGTACGACACTAAAATTAAAGAAGAAGCTGCTAACATAAGGTTAAAAGTTAGAATGAAAGAAAAACTTACTCGTTATGAAAAATCAGTTCTTGATGCCGATGCTGCAATTAAAAGAATGAATACAAAACCAAATGAGAAAACAGCTCCTAAGAAGCCAGCATCAGTAACTAAGCCAAAAGGTCTTAATGATTATCTTGATAAAGGTCAAACACCTCCAAGCAAAAACAAGAAGTTACCTTCAGATGCCGATGTGATTCTTAAGGGTTACAACGATAAGAAAACTATTGCAAAATTAAAAGCACGTAAAAATAAGTAAGGACCCCACATTGTTATCAGTCAAAGAAGTTGACGCTAAGCTAGCACGCTTACGTACTCGCTCATCAGCGAGAGATCAACGTATGCGTGATGTGCTCTCGGTGCGTCAGGGAGATATCTCTAAGGTATACCCTGCAATGTTTTCAGAGGAATACCCAAAGCCTCTAGTTGCAAACTTCATTGACGTCGCAGCACGTGACTTAGCAGAAGCAATGGCACCACTGCCATCTTTCAACTGCTCAGCAACCAATATGGTTTCAGATGCAGCACGCAAGGCAGCAGATACTAGAACTCGTATTGCAAACTTTTATGTAACAAACTCTGACCTACAACTGCAGATGTACACAGCAGCAGACTGGTATAACACCTATGGTCTTGGTATTGGTATGGTTGAGATGGACTTTGAGGACAATAATCCTCGTATCCGTATGCTCAACCCATTCGGTACATACCCAGAGTTAGATCGTTATGGTCGTATGTTATCTGTTACACAGGTTATTGTTACCGATGCAGAGACACTAGCTGCACAATACCCAGAGTATTACGATATAATTCTAGGCAAAAATCAGTACGCTCTTTCTTCTCCTTATATTTCAATGGTCAAATACCACGACAAAGACCAAGACCTACTCTATCTACCAGAGCGTAAGAATTTAGTTCTATCACGCACACCTAACATCTTAGGTAAGCCAATGGGTTCTGTCGTAATGCGTTCATCTCTTGATGGAGAAGCACGTGGACAGTTTGATGATGTACTCTCAGTGCAACTTGCTCGTGCTCGCTTTGCAGTATTACAAATCCAAGCAGCAGAAAAATCTATCCAAGCACCTATTGCTATCCCACAGGATGTGCAAGAACTTGCTCTTGGTCCAGATTCAATTATGCGCTCTTCTAACCCACAAGGTATTCGTCGCGTTCCACTAGAACTACCACCTGGAGTCTTTACAGAATCTGGCGTGCTAGAGCGTGAACTACGTCTTGGTGCTCGTTATCCAGAATCTCGTTCAGGTAACATTGACGCATCAGTTGTAACAGGTCGTGGTGTTCAAGCACTACAGGCTGGCTTTGATACACAGATCAAAGCAGCACAAGCACAGTTTGCTCGTATGTTCCAAGAACTTATTTCAGTTTGCTTTGAAGCAGATGAGAAAGTATTTGGTGGTATTCCAAAGACCATCAAGGGTTCAGATGATGGAACACCTTACGTTCTTAAGTACACACCATCTCGTGACATTAAGGGTGAGTACGGAGTAGATGTACGCTACGGAATTATGTCTGGTATGGACCCAAACCGTGCCATCATTGCTTTACTACAGATGCGTTCAGACAAGCTCGTATCTCGTGACTATGTACGTCGTGAGATACCAATGGACTTGAATGTTACGCAGGAGGAACAACGTGTTGATATTGAAGAAATGCGCGATTCTTTGCGGGTGGCTGTTGCTCAGTATGCTCAAGCCATTCCAGCGTTGGCAGCGCAAGGTCAAGATCCTTCGCAGATTATCACCCGTATTGCAGAAGTTATACAGGGTCGTCAAAAGGGTCAATCGCTAGA